TGGCCGTACTCCCGGACTTTGACCTTCACCGACTTCGCCAGGTTGCCGGTCACGTTGCCGGCCCGCATGGCGTAGCCTTCGGCGATGATCTTCGCACCCTTCATTACGATCGGACGGAACTGGGCCATCCGACCGAACCGCTTGGCACGATCCTCAAGCTCCTTCGCAAGCTCGCGGATGCCGGCTGTCTGGAGGGTGATGAAACCCTCGGCGATCGTGTTCGAGGGCTGCCCGCCCTGGATGCGCGCTGCGCCTTCGCCTTGCGTGAGCATCAGGCCACCTCTTCCTTGGCGATAATCTCGTGCAGAGACCGACTCTCGCGTTCGTTGACACTGACGATATCCAGCGTCCTTCCTCGCCAGACGAGGCGGTACGTCGGACTCATCCCCGGAAAAAAACGAATCGTCACTCTGTGCGAGGCGAGCGTGCCGGCCTGCTGGGCTGAGAAGTAGTCCGAGGCCGAGAGATTCGTGACGCTGGCCCACACGTCGCTCAGGCTCACCCAAGAAAGCGTCGTCTCTCCGAACGGGTTCTGCTCCTCGACCGGCTTGAGGATGGTCACCCGCTCGCGAAGCCGGCCGGAAACGATCATTACCCCACCCAGATCGCAGAGTAGGTGCCGCTGCCGCCCGGGGCCGACACCGTGATCGTCGCGGTCACCGGCAGGACGGCGAGTCGACCTGCCGTCACGTCCACGGCCCCCGCCAGCCGGAGGACTCCTGCGCCTGTGTTCTTGACCGCCAGGGTCGAGAGCGGCGGCGATCCGACGATCTGCACGGCCGTCGTGCCGACGGTGCCGGTGATCTGCTGCGCCGTCGTGATCGCAGGCATGAAGTGCTCAGACAGCGAGCCGACCGTGATGGTCGTGGCATCGCCCTCCTGATAGACAACGTCAACGTCGATTCGTGCCTTCGTGCTCATCGATAAATCCCCAGGCCAGAGGCACTCAAAAGGGTGTGGAACGTCGCCGGCACCTCGGTGATGTTCCCCGAGACCACGGGCTGCCGCATGTCGAACCAGTGGGCCACGAGGAGCGAGACCAGATGGCGGGCCACCGGAGGACACGCCCTCACGTCGTCGCCGTAGCCGGCGCTGTACCTCACCGTGACGCTGTTCTCGTCGCCGCGGGTCGCCGGCCACGACTGGGCGTAGTTCGGATAGATGCGGCCGGGGATTATGTTGGAGTCGACCTGAAAGTCGCCGTTCGCGCTCGTGAGCGTGCCGTTGGTGCCGTCGCCGCGGCGGTAGGTCACGGTGACGTTTCCGGCAGCCATCGGCGGCCGAGGCAGCGTGATCGCCCAGATCGGGAAGATGTCGTAGCGGGCCTCCCAGACGCTGGTCAGAAGCGTGATGTCCAGCGTGTCCTCGACGTACTGCCGAGCCACCGCGATCAAGCCCTGGATGTAGGCGTCGGAGTCTTCGGTGTCCACGCGGCACTGCACCTTGGCCTCGGCCAGGCTGACAGGCTCGAGCGCGGGTTGGGTGACGCGAACCAGGCTGCGATGCGGCGTGATGCGGGACGTTGGCGGCTGCGGCGTTCCGAAGATGATCGTGTCCATGTCACTTCACCTTCTTTCGGGAGAGCCTGGGCGAGGCTTCGGCCTTTTCGACGCTGTGCTGTTCATCAGCCGTCTCGACGGCCGGCGAACTGACCTCCTCGATCAACCCGCGTCCAATCAAAATCTCGCACATGCCGCCCGGCCAGTCGTCGAACACCTGGCCGGCTTCGTAGACGTTGAAGTTCTGAAGCACTCGAATCTTCACGAGACCTGCCCCCACGCCCCTTCGCACGCCTTCCGGCCGCTGTTCCAGTAGTCGGTCGTGTGCTGCTGCACTTTGCCGCTCGGGTCTGTTCTGGAGGGCCATGTGATCATTAGCTCGGCGTGGCCGACGCTGACGTTCGTAGCGATGCCCAGCGAGTTCCCAGCCTTCTCCCACTGCTTCCAGAAGTAGATGTCCTCGTCGACATGGCCCCCGTCGAACATGCCCTTTTCGTTGGGCTGCGACACGAACCAGGGCTTTGCCATCCGCTTGAGCGCCGACGTTCGCAGGAGCGTCAGGCCGAAGTGAGCCGTCGCCACCGGCTGAACGACCCTGTCGAAGAACGAGCCATCGACGGTCGTCCTTTCCTCCACGCTTTCGCCCTTCAGGGCGAACATGACCGCGTTCGCCTCCCGCTTGGTCTGAAGCGGGGCAATGGCGTCGTATCCAGAGTGCATGAGGAGCGTGACGAGCGCCTCGACGGTCTTCGAGTTGAAGACGGTGTCGTAGTCGATCGTCAGGATCACGTCGTGGTCGTCCACGACGGTCTCCATCGCCCGCTGGAGGCACTGCCCCCAGAACGCACCCGTCACCTTCGTGGGCGAGATGCCGTGAGGGGCCAGGGCCGACATGACGCAGAAGTAGTTGTCGGTGAACCCGAGTCGCGGGGTGCTCATCACCGCCGCGACTCGGATGTCCGCCTCTACGCTCCCGATGCGAAGTAGCACGCTTTGCTCCTGTTGTAAGGAGCGGGTGCGCGTCCTTGCGCGTCGAGCAGCCGTCCTGGCCGTCCCCGCTATCAGCCCTTGACCCAGCCCAGCACGCCGGCTTCGCTGGCCGTGGCCGGAGCCTCGGCACCACGAGACAGGCGGCCAGTGATCGCCACCGGAACGCTGGTCGACGGGGTCGCCGTGACCTTCAGGTAGCGCTTCTTGGCCTTCGTATCCACGTCCAGCTTCACGACCGAGGTCGTGGCGGTGTCGGCCACGGCGGGGATCGTGAAGTCGGTGCCGCCGGTCAGGCCCGTGACGGGCGAATAGGCCGAGTCGTCGTCGGACTCCTCGACCTTCAGGACGCTGGCAAACACCGTCGAGGCATTGCTGCCACGCAGAACCGTCAGGCTCGCGTAGTCGTAGCCCCTGGTGTCGACCGTCAGCGTGACCGCGCTCGATCCGGTGGCCGGAAGGGTCGCGACCACCTTTTCGTTCTGAGAGTGAATCATGGGTCTGGTTGCTCCTGTTCTTTAGGTGTTGTTGTTGGTTCAGGCGGTCTTCAGAGCGATCACCGGGCCCGCCGTGCTGTTGTCGCCGAGCGAGTGGTGGTTGATGTCGAACCGGGTCACGCCCTGGAGGAGCAACTGGTCCGTGGTCGCGTAGACCTGATCGTAGAGCCGGACGCTGAAGTCCCGACGCCGAGCGTAGATGCTCGACAGGCCGAGGTTCGCGAACAGCACCTTGATCTTCCCGCTGTCGGCACCCAGCGTGGTGTCCATGACATGGACGAGGTTCACTCTGTATCCCAGGAACTGCTCGTTCACGCCGCCGCCGACCTGCTCGACGGTGTTCCCGCCGGCCGCGTAGCGGAGGCGAGCCATCGAGGCCGCGAATCCGGCCGGCGAGATGTACCACTCAGCACCCTGGCGGGCGTAGAGCGGCATCTTGCCGACCATCTTCACGAAGTCCGTCACGGTCAGCGTCTCGAAGCCAGTAGCTCCGGCACCGGCGGTCAGGACGCTCGCGGTGTGCGTGCCGTCGTTGACCTTGCTCACCACGCCGTGGATACCGCCGTAGGCGCTCGTGCCGTCGCCGTTCCAGCCGCACAAGTCCTGCTTGTAGCTGATGCTGGTCGCGAACTCAGTCGCGACGGCGTCAGCGATCGATACGAGTGCGTCCTCGACGACCTCGCTCGACATGCGGCAGCCGACCGCGAGCTTGCGTGCCACAAGCTGCACGTTCGCGTAGGTGGGCTCGGATTCCGCCACCGCGGTCCCCTCGCCGACGAAGTAGGCCGTGGTGCCCGTGACCCGCTTCGGGATGATCATCGTGTCGCGGGTCATCGTCACCTTCTCGACGTTGCTCGCCGCGAAGGTGCCGTAGTTCTCGACGAGACGAATCACGCGGGCCGCGAACTCCTCGGGCACCAGGGCACCGCCAGAGGCGTTGCTGTTCTCGCCCATCGCGCGGGCCTCGACGCCGTGATCCTTGCACCACCGGATGTCGTCGGCGTTCTTGTAGATGTGGGCCCGCAGCCACCGACCGCAGCGATAGGCGCTCTCCACCGCCTCGGGGCCGTCGTTGAACGCCCGAAGCTGGGTGTGATGGGGCAGGATCGCCCGAATCTCGGTCTTCTTCTCGTCCGCCTTGGGAGCCTCGGCCGCCGGAGCGGGCGCGGGGGCGGCCTTCTCGACCACGGCCCGAAGCTCGGCTTCCTTGGCCGCGATGCGGCCCTCGAAGTCGAGGTCGGCCTTGATGACATCGGCCTCGGACGACAGCCGGCGGAGTTCGGAATTCTGCTCCTCCGACCGCTCGGTCACGTTGACCAGTTCGGTCATCTTCGCGGCGAGAGCCGCGGCACGGTCCTGAAGACGCTTGAGATTGCTCGCCATTGTCGGCCTGCTCCTGGTTGAGCCGGCCAAACGCGAACATGCGGCGGCCGGCGGATGTGTTCCGCTAGCGCGCCGTGTCCTTGAGTCCTCAAGGACGCTCGCACTGTTCCCCACGTTGTCCGACGCGGGGCAGTGGATGTATCTACTTGTAGCCTACGCTGTAGGCTCGTTGCCGTGCAAGTGAATCTGAAGCGCGGCCACCTTGAGCGCCGCCACCTGCGCCGCGTAGTCGGGTTCTGAGGGTGCCCGTTGACCATGCTCTGCATGGTCAACCTGAGCCTCCTCCACAACCGCCGCCTCGCTGCGTTCGTTCTTCATCTTCTCCTCCGGGATGACATGCAGTTTGCAGATGCCGTTGGCTGCGATGTCTCCCTGCACGATCTCGCACGCGCCGCCGCCCTCGAAGAAGAGGCAGTTCGAGCAGACCAATCCGCGATTCGCGAAAGGCGAATCGTCCATGTAGTGGGCACCGTCGGGGAGGCCCGCAGGCCACTTGCCATGCTCCTCGACGATGAGTTCGTAAGCGTCGTAGAGGGCCGCGTTTGCCGGCGTGAGCGTCCCGGGGAAGCCTTCGCCGCCCTCGTCCATGTCGCGGGCCTCGCCCATCTGGGCGACCTTGGCCTCGGACCACCGCCAGCCTGGGTTTCCGCCCCAGAGTTGCCACGCACAGTACCCGGCCGACTCATCGCCCGGCTTGTCCCAGCCCGGCCGCTTGTCGACCTTGTGCCGTCGGAACCAAGCCCGCATCTCGCGGACGTGCTCGGGCGTCAGTTCCTCGCGGGCGGCGATTCGCTTGGCACGGGCGACCGTCTCGGGCTTGAGGCCGTCGCCGGAACGGCCCGCCTCGTGCAGCTTCAAGCCCTTGCGGGCCGCGGCGGCCATCGCGGCGGAGGGGACGAGCGAGACTTCGGCCCGGGGCTCGGAGTGTGTGACAGCAGGGGCATTGTCGACGACCGGAACGGTCGTCGACTGTGTCCGACGCTGCACCCACTTCAACCCCGAGTCCCCGCCGGCAAGCTGCCACTCGATCCAAGCGGGCGATCCAGCCCACTGGCCGGCGGATTTTGCCTCCAGGCACCTCCTGAAGACGCCCTCCAAGAGCGAAATCTCCTCCAGGCCGAGGATTTCGCGGGCCGCGACACGCTCCGCGACCATCACGACGCCAAGATCGACGTTTTCGTGCCTGGACGCCAGCTTCAGGCCGCGTTTCGCGGCGTTCGACATCGTCTGATTGGGTCGGTGGCTCTCTCCGAAGGCCATTTCGATGGCTCGGCGGCTCACCACGACGCTCGAGCTGTCATACGCGGGCCGGACCACGGGCCCGACATCGTCGAGCAGGTCGATTTCTCTGATTTCCCTGCGGCGGATGCCGTCCGCGCCTCGACTCCACACGTCTCCGTTGGCCTCGGCCGTGCGGAACGCGAAGCTGCTGCCGACCACGTCGCCTCTCGACACCGCCTCAACGACATCCGCGCGGGTCGCTGGGGGCAGAATCGCGTACCGCAGGCCGTAATCGTCCACCGACAGCGTCATCGTGCCGTTGCCGGTGCGGCCGAGGAGGAAGTTCTTGTCGTGGTTGTAGACGCCGACCACGTCCGGCTTGCTCGCCAGCACGCGATCGAAGGCCCGGCGGTGGATCGTCTCAATGAAACCGCCCAGATTCCTGGACTCCGACTCAAAAACGGCCGCGTAGCCGGTGATGACGGGCGTCTTGCCGTCGTCGCGGTACTCGATGGCGTTCTTCTGGACGCTTGTCCGGCGTTCGATCTCGTGCATTTTCGCCTCAGACCTGATTCGCAAGGTAGTTATCGACGCCGATCTGATCCAGAACCTTCTGGACCGCCTCGATTTCAGCCACCGAAGCCTCGCTGCCCTCCAAGAGGTCGGCGAAAATCTCAGCCGAAAGCTCGTCGCCGGCCGCGCGGGCCACGAGGACATTGTTTCGCTCGACCTTCATGGCCGACGACTCGAGTTCCAGGTTCGCCGCGACAACGCCCTCGAAGTCATGGCGGGGCCAATTCGGCTCGTCGTGGTCGTAGGCGGGCTGCTCGTCGTAGTACTCAAGCCGCGCCATCACATTTTTCAGGTGCTCTCGCTCCTCGGCAGCCTCGCCGCGGTACTTTTCGCCCAGCTTTGAGTACCCCCAGCGGTCGAAATGCTCGGCCTGGGACTGGTACTGCTCGATCGCCGTCAGGTGGAGGCGAACGGAGGCTTGCAGGGCGTTGATGACGCCGTCTGGTGCGGTGGGCATGACTCTCACAGGTGCTTGTCGCACCATCCCTCTGTTGCCACTTCGTACTTCTGACCGCTCCGGTGACACTCCAAGAGCAGTTCCTTCGACCGATTCGTCCAATTTATCACGAATTCATCGATATCCCGCCCGGTAGCCTCTGCGGCATCCTTGAGTTCATCGCGCATCCGAGCCTGCATCGAATCGATCCAGGCGACGATCTTCTCGGGCTTGTTGCGCCGCTCCAGGATGCCGTCGGCCTCGATGCCGGCCAGACGCCGGAGGTTCGTCTTGAAGACGACCTCGATCACGGAGCGGTCCTCTGCCGGCGCAGGGGTCGGTGCTTTCGCGGCGGGATCGCCGCCCAGAGGGCGGACTTGCTGCCCCGTCGGATCGTTCACCGTGAACGCTTCGAGAAGCTGCATGTTCACCTGCACGAACCGCTTCTTCCCCTGGCCGTCGGGCAGGGGGTTGTAGCCGATGGCCGCGCGGTACTCGTCGACATCGATCGCGCCGTTGTTGAACGCCTCGCGGAGGAACTGAGCCTTCGCCTGGTAGTCGCCGGCCAGGAGGCTGTTCGTGTCGAACTGGCAGAAATACGTCTTGTCGTCGACCACGAGGTCGCGGCGGCAGGCCATTTCCCACCGCCGGCACCACGGGATCAATGAGAACGTGACGAAATCGATGGCCTGTTGCTCGACGGAGTTGTAGCGGGCGTTGGTCATCTCGCCAAGCAAATGGGGGCTTACTCGAAAGAGTCGTGCCACCTCCTCCACCTGAAAGCGGCGGGTCTCCAAAAGCTGGTGCGAGTCGTTCTGCACTTGCTCCTGGTCGCGTCTGAAGCCGAACGGCATGACGATGGTCTTGTAGGCGTTGGCGGGGCCGCGGTGAGCCTCGTCCCACGCCTGCTTGAGCCTCGCCATCGCCTCCGGCTTCTGCGGCTGGTCGGAGATGATGTACGTCCCGCCCCTGGCTCCGTTCCCGAAGAAGGCACCGGAGTGAATCTCCGTCGCCCTCGCCAGGCCGATCACGTCCCGGGAGAGGGACGTGGGGACGTACCCTGTGACGCCGTCCGAGGAGAGCCAGCGAATATGAAAAATCTCGTCCTGGCGGTACTTCGTCGGCTCGATCTCCGGCACAGCCAGGGTCGTCGGCTCGCGGTAAAGGTACTGAAGCTTCCCGTTTTCGAGCCGCTTGATCTCCATTCTGCTGGGGTGCAGGGGGATCAGCTCTGTCACGCCGCCCTTGCGTCCGCCCTTGATGTAGGCGTAGGCGTTGCCCCAGAGGAGCACCCACGACATCATCAGTTCCTTGAACTCGAACGCCGTCATCCAGGAGTTCGGCTGGTAGGCCAGAATCTCGTGCAGGTGCTGGTCGGCGGCGATCTCGTTGCCTCCGTCGGGCTTGCGCCGCATGACGTTCAGAGGCATCGCGGCCATCGACTCGGACAAGATTCGCACGCACGCCAGGACCGCG